TAAGGCGACGTTTTGGATCTTTATGTGTTTGTGTGGCAAAAAGTGATCCCATAGCAAAATCTGCACCTGAACCTATTGCACAATAATCTCTGTCATAGGACATCAGAGTTAGTCCATCTGCATCATGCTCATAGAGCTTTCCTTTTACTCCAATTAATAATGATAACTCGCTATCTTTACCACCAATATCCCATTCACTATAAAATGCTTTAAGTGATTTTAAAAACTTACCATGCATAAATTTATCAACATTACCTTCTAAGGCAGGTGGAATAAAGTTATATTGAATAATTTGACCATCAAAGGTTCCAGCAAATCCAAAGACATAAGGACCAGATTTCCATATTTTTGGTTTGTCAATAGGTACTATGTAGGTGCCTTCAGAGGCTCCTCGTTCTCCAGCAAGATATACTTTGCCTTCTTTCATTATTCCAGCAATGCAGGTCATGACAAAGCCCTCTCCAGATAGGTTATACTCAAGTATACCATTGCCCAGAGAGGGCTGTCAACTACCGTCAATAATGACTAATTAGCCTTTTTGTCTACCGTCTTAAACGCATCATTGATCTCTGCCAATGTGAGTTTTCCATCGTCCAAAAAAGCCCTAGCCAGTCTTTCTATGACTGTTGCTACGCCTAATAGTCCTGCTAAGAATACTGCCTGCATAGTATCAATTCCTACTACTGCTCCTGCTCCTAGGACTGATAGTCCTGATGCTGCAAATACCGCAAGAATTCTCATTAAGATATTTGTTATTGCTTTTTGTGGGTGCTCTTTCTTTGGTGGTTCCACTATTTTTTTAGTTGCCATTTTTATTCTTCCTCTCTATTTCTAATTGGACTAGTTACAATCCAAAGTGTTGTAGTTGCTATAATTCCATATCCAACTACTGTTTTTGCACTTCCATCTAAAACCACCCAGGCTATAAACATTCCAAGAAGGGTCCATGCCTGATCAATTAGGTCTTTGATTATATTTTTTACTATTCTTACCATTTTCTACCTCCTCTTGAAGCTGGTGAATTGGAGCCTGATGCGCCACCTCCACCAGAATTTCCTCCTCCTGTGCTTCCACCTGCTGCAACGGCTGCTGCATTAATTGCTGCACCTGCAGCAACAACTGTTGCAACAACCATCTCTGTTGCTTCTTCTCTTTCTCCTGGAGTCATATCTGCTCCAATACTTCCAAGAGCAGCAATGGCTGCACCTGGATCTGTAAATACTGCTTCTAGCAATGCGCCTGGATCTTGAACTAATTCAACATTTGCTGCCACTTCTGCGGTAATAACAAGAACTTCACCAGACTCTGATGTTCTAATTTCAATTGGTGTTTGTGGTGGAAGATCTGAATATGAAACTCCAGAAGATTGTACTTCTGCTGCTGAGATTGATTCACCTGGACTTAAGTTAGCAACTAATGCTGTTACGACTAGTGCAACTTCTTCTTTAGATAGTTCTTTTCCATCCTGGGCATCTTTAGCAATTTTTGCTAATCTTTCTTCTTCTGCTTTTTTAGCAGCTTCTTCTGCTGCTATTTTATCAGCCTCAGCCTTTTCTGCCTCCGCTTTGGCATCTTCTTCGGCTTGCGCTCTAGCCTCTTCTTCTGCAGCAATTCTTTCTTCTTCTGCAAGTGCTTCGGCCTTGGCAACTGCTTCTGCAATGGCTTCTTCTTCTGCTGCTATACGCTCTGCCTCTGCTTCTGCTTCTTCAGCAATTCTTTTTTCTTCCGCTATACGCTCTGCTTCTATACGATCAGCCTCTGCCTTAGCCTCTGCTTCTGCTTTTTCTTCTGCTGCTTTAACTTCTGCTGCAATACGATCTGCTTCTTCTTTGGCTTCTATTTCTGCTTTAATTCTTGCTGCTTCAATCTCTGCTGCTTCACGGTCAGCCTTTTCTTTTAGTTCCGCTTCTGCTTGAATTCTTGCTGCTTCTCTGGCTGCTTCTTCTGCAGCAATTCTATTTGCTTCTGCTTGGGCTGCTGCTGCTTGTGCTGCAATCAGTGCTGCTGTCTCTGCCTGTATTCTTGCTGCTTCCGCTTGTTGTGCAGCTAGCTGGGCTGCTACTTGTGCTGCAATCGCTGCTTCGGCTTGTGCTTGTGCTGCTGCTAAGGCTGCTGCGGTTGCTGCTGCTTGCGCTGCTTGTGTTGCTGCTAACGCTGCAACTTGTGCTGCAATTTCTGCCTCAGTTGGTCCAGTTGGCTCTACTGTAACTGGTCCTGGTTCTGGGGTTGGTGTTGTAACAGTTGTTGTTTCTGGTGTAGGCGTTGGAGTCGGTGTTGGAGTCGGTGTTGGAGTCGGTGTTGGTGCTACATATGTAGACCCAGTAACAACGTTTGAATTTGCAGAGTAAAGGGCAAATGTGTCGTTATCTGATCTAATATGAAATGACCATACTGTTCCTGCAGGACGAAGGCCGTCTAACAAGGAATGATCAATTGTTATTGTTGTGTTTAAAGAATTTGGTCCGCCAACATTTCCAGTTGCAATTCCCCAACCATTGCATCCAGAACAATTAAAACTTATTGCATATCTTTCTGGTTGAGTGTTACCAGTGTCTGGTGCTTCCCAAGATAACACTGTTGATGTATCGCTACTGGCTATAGTTAAATTTCTTGGAGGTCCTATTGTTTTTACTACTGGTGCTGCTTGTGAAGTAAATGCTGATGCTGGAATAATCTGCATTGATCCAGATTGATCCCAGTTTAAAAATACGTTTGCTCCACCACCATTTTCATAGTACATTAATTCTATTGTTTTAGGGACTCCTGCTGTAAAGGCTATTGGGGCAGTTGTAGTTCCTCCACCACCTTTGTCTACCCAGTCACTTGCTACAAGTATGCCATCAACATACAGTTTTGTTCCGTCATCTGCTGTTGCTAAAAATGATATGTCTTGAGTAGAATCGCTTCTAATTGACCCAGTAAATCGTACAATAACATCCTCTGAAGGGCCACCTAAGACACTGCCAGAACCCCACTGGAAGTCAATATTGGGTACATTTGTAGTCACTACTGGAGAGGCTCCCTGGGGTATGTAAGGAGAAGCATTTTGTCCCAGCACATTATAGACTTGAGCAGTCAAGCCTTCTGCTGCATGAGCTTTGTCTATGATTAAAAGTAGTGGTGTTAGTATTAAAGATATAACAATTAATACCCTTGTTAATTTCTTAATAGATCTCTCCTTATAGTCCTAGTGGTGATATGACTAATAAAGCTATTATATCATTTTATTGCAAAAAGAAAGAGGACTAGCGCTTGACTAGTCCTCTAACTTTAAAGAATATTACTTCTTTAGTGCTACCTTTAGCTTAGGGAACTTCTTGTTCCACTTTGTAGCAAGAGCGTTGTACTCTGCCTTGTATTTTGCTGCTGCTGTTGCAGTTGCTAGATCTGCTGCTACCTTTGCAGATAGTGCTGCTGCATCTGATACAGCCTTGGCATCTGCCAAAGCCTTATCTGCTGCTGCCTTAGCAAGTGCTGCATCTGAAGCTGACTTGGCTGCTGCCAATGAAGCATCTGACTTTGCCTTAGCAAGTTCTGCTTGTGCTACAGCAAGTTCCACCTTTAGTGCATTAATTACTGCTGCAAGATCAGACACTGTAAACTTAGCAATTGCTGCCTTTACTGGTGCTGGGAATCCAGATACTGGAGTAACCAATGTTAGACCAGTTACAATAACTGTAACTTCTCCTGCTACACCTGTAGCAAGTGAATATGATGCAACATCTGGAGTTACTGACTTGACTGATGAGCCATCAGCAAATGTTGAACCAACGATTGTTGCTGTTACTGTATCTGAAGATGCGTTACCAAAAACGTCAGTTGTTGTAACTGAAATTGCTGGAACTGTTCCAACTGCTGCTGCTGTAGGAACTGTAACGGCTAGGTTATAAGCAGGTCCTGCTGTACCCTTAATGTAAATAATTGTTGAGTATGCACCATTTGTAACGGTAACTGAACCAACTGTTGTTGATGTTGTGTATGCATATACTGTAACTGCTGTACCTGCTGAAGTTACTGAAAGTGCTGAAACTCCTGATGCTACTGTCTTTGGAGCATCTGATGTATTAAGTGCAGATACCAACTTAACTGTTGATGATGCTGCGAAAGAAACAACTGTTCCATTGTCTGCTGTTGCTGCAATTGCAATTGTGCGACCTGCATCAATTACGTTTGTTGAAGGAACTGCAACTGTTACAGGGTTTGCTGTTGTTGTAGCATTAGTTGCTGAAGCAACTGTTACTACCAACGGTGCAGCCTGTGCAACTGTTGAAATACCTGCAAATGTCAATGCTGCAGCAACGACAATAGCGATCTTCTTGAATGAATTCATTCTTTTTTCTCCTTGTTATATTAGTTTTAGATTATCAAGAAAACTCTTGACATCTTCTGGCATTTGCCTGTCTTCCAATTCTACCATAGACTCTTGCCTGCGTGCAAGTTTGTCTGAGGTACCCCAAGTATGAATCTCTATCTCAACATTCATTTCTTTTGGAGTATGGGATATAGCTCCAAATACTGCCCCACAAACAGCATCTGCTAGGTCTTTAGATTTTTTTCTAGGGTGATCTACACGATTACCCTTCATGATTTTTAATTCTGACATTTCTTCCAGAAGTAATGGGATCATGGGCATAGCAACACGCTCTTCATAGATCATCATTGCTAAATCTTCGTAGTGTTTTTTTGCAACAGAAACAGTATCAGTTCTTATACCAACACCTTTAAGTTCTTGCTGTATATCAAATGACTGCCAACGGTCAAATGATACTAATCCTATGTTAAAACCCTGCCTTCTGAGGTTTTGAATCCACTGTTTAACCTGAGAAAGATCAACTGGTCCTTCTGATCTTGGCTCCCACCATGCTACTGCATCTACTACTACGATTGGTGCTACTTGTTCATAATCTTTAATTACCTGAATATTTACCCACTTTTCTACGTGAGCAATAGCAACCGCACACTTATCGTGTTTTTGTGCAAGGTCAGCATGAACATAATAAATCTTATCTGGATCTGGTTTAAAGTTTTCTGAGAACCTTCTAAAACTATCTACAGGATTTGTTAAGGTCATGCAATTAATAAGTTTATCTTTTTGCTTAAAGAAAGCATCTGATGAATATGTTGGTGTGCACAGAAAACGCATCATAGCATCGCCTAAGTCTGTTAAGAATGCAATCTTAAAGTCATCAATCTTTCTTGTAGGATTAACATCCCATGTTGGACGCTTCAGTGCAAATATCTTAGGTATTTTGTATGAAAGTATATGATCTTCATCCCAGGATATTTCAAACGTATTGTCTGGGTTGTCATGTGGCAACTCTTCATTGATGATGAACTTGTGTGTTTTTTCTACTACCTCTTTATCAGCAATTACTGAGTCATACCGTTGAGAAATAAAGTCACCTTGATAGCGGGGAAATGAAAGAAGCACAACCTTTCCAAGATCAGGAAAACGAGAATCTACAGTACCACGGAAAGCTTTATAGATATTATCAGCAGTTTTTCCTTGCTCATTTCCTGTTGCTACCTCTGATGCAAAACCAGAAATCTCATCAAGGACAGCCATGAATAGGTTTAAACCCTCATGTGATTCACGCTCTGAGTGACCAGAGTAAACAGTAATTGATTTATCAAACTCAATTGAGTCTGCCTTTGGGTTATACTTTCCAGCAAACCAAGGGGATCTTTCAATCTTTGATTTAAAACCTTTAAAGAAAACATTCTTAGCCTGCTGAGCGTTAACAGCAACGTTTATAATATCAATAGCATCTCCTGCAGGCTTTCCATAATAAACAGCAGGATCTTTAAGGCATAGCATCTTATATACTACATATGCACATGCTACTGTTGATACGAAGTCTTTTCCAGATCCCTTGCCAAGTTGTAGAATGAGTTCATTCTTTGTATATTTTTTGTAGTATTCCTCACCTTTATCACCAAGAATATCTATCACATCTTCTTTGCGGTAAATCTGGCTCATTGCTTCAACAATTGTATACTGAATTTCAGATAAAGGTGGTTGACCAAGATACTCTGGAGACTCAACAAATGTTTTTGCGTCAACAGGCCTCTCAATAAAATGATTTTCTTTTAAAACCTCTAAAAATTCATCAAATATCATGACCAAAACCCAACTATTACATACTTTACACCATCTATAACTGGGTCTGCTGAGTGGCTAAAATCATCACTAGATGGAAATATAAAAAGAGTATTTGCTTTTGGCTTAAAGGTTTTTCCAATTTTACCAAAAGTTAAAGTTCCACCTTCATAGTCATCATTTAAATATAATATTGCAGATATTGCTCTAGGAAACTCTGGTGTTGAATCTGTGTGCTCAGTAAAAAACTGACCCTTAGAATATTTTGCTATTGTATAAAATGTATTAGCGTATATTTTAATGTTATTATCTTTAGCATACTTGTCTACGTGTGGTTGAATTAAATTATTTAAAACAACATGAATCTCAGCATCCATTTCAGATACATTAACATCTCTGATTGTTTTATTTGTTCCTGATCCAGTGTCTGAAGAATACCTAGATTTTGCAACTTCTCCATCTGTCCAATTTTTATTATCACAGTGAGATAAGACATCATCTAAAGATATACCTTCAATATTTATTATAGATATTTTTTGTAAATTATTCATTTGTACTCACAGAAATAACTGTTAATACTTCTCCTTGTTTTGCAATTGCTGATAGTCTCTCAAGAATAATATCTCTAACTTCTGGGTGTGTTGATGCAATGTCTCTAAGAATACCAACCAATACTTCTTGACGACGCTCAATCTCAACCATTTCTTCTGCAATCTCTTTGTTTTCTAAGAGTCCAGCTTTTTGCAACATATCAATACGCTTAGACTCAATGTCCATAACAAGTTTAATAGCAGCAGTCTTTGCACTAAGATTATTGGTCATTGATGCTTCATCAATAACTTCGTATGACTTTAGTATAAGCTTGCTGTAATGTGCATCTGCTCCTGCTAAAGCATCTTTGGCACGAGCACGAATGGCTATGTTGTTAGAAGTCTTTTCTTTCCATTCATCAATGTATGCAACAACACGAGTACGTGGAATTGTTAATTCTTTAGAAATTGTTGTTGGATCGCTACCCTTGAGGTATTCTCCTACAACATCATTCATTATATCAAGATGCTTTACTAATTCTTCTTCAGTTGACATATTTGCCCTCTAACCTATTAATTTCATCTTTAATATAAAAAATTGCTTTCTCAAGATCCTGTATAGTTTTTGACTCATCTTTAAGTCCTGCACGCCATAGATACTTAAATGCGTTACCAATATTAAAGTTACGATGACGTGTAATCTCTATGCACTCAACGCCAGAAGGATCTGTAGTGTAATGTCGTGGGTGATTAACCTGATCTACCGTAATAGTTAGATTATCACTCATACTCTTCTTCCTCATCATTTTCCCATGTGAATGCTTCTGGCATACCCTTTAGAGCTGTAATGACATAGGTTAATCCTACTGCACCAGCAACCCCTAGACCAATAACAACTTTTTGTAATTTATTCATCGCCTTGACTTCCTTAGTCCGAATTTAGCAAGGTAAACATAGACAGTCTCTACGCTTGCCCCACACTCTTTTGCAATCTCTTCTGGTGACTTCTTATCAATAAGAAATCTTTTCTTTAACCAAACTTCTGATGTATATAGTTTACCAGCCATAGCGTTATTTGTCAACTTCGGTATCAATAACATCATAATTATAGGCATTGGAGTCTTCAAGTATCCACTTATCGTAACTTTCAACATCCCATTTATTTGTGTTAATTAATCTATTTATCACTAGGTCTTTCTTGGTGACAAATGACGGCTCTTTAATTCTTACCCTATTATTTGGCTGTACCGCAAAATTTCCGTCATCTCTTTGAATAACGTGACCACACTTATGCTGCCCTGGGTTTTCAGAATACCCGTCATCTAGTATATTGGTTTCTGGGCTATGCCAATCTAAAGTAAACAGATATGTTCCAGGGATAGTGTTTTTGCTTCTATCAAGATAAGACATTCTCATATTGCTTAATGCTTGAAACTTTGTAACAGAAATATGTGAACTAAAAGAATTCCATAAAACAAGATTATGGATTGGTTCTTCTGGAACTCCTGGCTTAGCACAAAAAGCATTTATCGGCATACGCCACCAAATACCACCATCTTCCATCATAAAATGGAACAAAGGGCTTCTAGCCTTAATGCTTGACACTCCAAAAATTACACATGGAAAATACTTATCATGACTGTCTAATTGATCTCTTAAGAAATTACCACGTACATAGCATTCAATAGGTGGTATGTTTGCATTTAACTCTGGCATTATTTATTATCTCTTTCTACTGTTTTTAGTTTATCCCAGTAACCACTTGCATTACCCTGATACATTTGACCAGTTTCACGATCCATGAGCAACCATTTTGTTGGGGCAAGAGTTCTAACTGTTAGTATAACGTCAGCATCTTCTTCCTTAAATGTTTTGGCTTCTCTTTCACTCATTACTTCCAACCGCCTTATCCCAGTTCTTTAGTGCCCAGTGACCAATTCCACAGGCATCTGCTACATCATTATCTGTTATGGTTCTACCATAATTAATATTAATAAACTTTATAGTTCTTTCTTTTCTAAGGTTTCTTTCATAAGTTTTATACCAAGATACTGATTTACCAGGATTTTGTGCACGAATAAAAAATTGCTCGTCTTTTGAAATCTTTTTATTTCCAATAAAATTTTGCCAAGTTATTGGTGATACTCTTCCAATCCTTGTAGTTCCTGACTGACCAGCTGATCCAAGGATAGCTCCTTGAACCAAGGCTAAATCTGCAGCAGTCTTGGGGCTATTCATAAAAACAGTATGCTCAATAACAATTGCCTCAAACCCACCGTATATATCTAGAAAAGCTTTTACCTTTTTACCAGCATCCATTACTTTTTCATAGGTGTCTTTACCTTCAAAGTTAATCTTTCCAACACTTATAAGATCTTTTGTGAAGGTATCAAAAATAGCAAAAGCAAGACTATTAGTACTAGCATCAATAGCACATATTCTTTTTGGGGTAACTTCCATACCCCACTTATTCTTGCTCATAATCAAAAAAACCTTTCAGATCTTTTAACATTTTATCAACAGACTTTTTGCTTACATTACAGTTTGCACAAAATCCAGAATCGTTGTAGATGGAAAGAGAAGTATTGCATCCGCCTAAACATCTGCGATCCTTCCCCTTCCTCTTTTGTCTACGAGTTACTTGATATCTTTCTTTAATCTTATCTTTTGTAGCAAGGTCACGACATTCAAGGCTGCAGTAAATTTGATAACTGACCTTTGGATCAAACCTATTGTCACATCTGCTACAAAGTTTCACTCAGTTCCTCCAGAGATGCTATCTTCACAACACCTGCTCCAGCTTCATCACATGCTTTTTTAATTGGACAATTCTTGCAAATCTTAGAGTTTGATCTATAGTTCTTTGTTGGAAGTTCTTTTACTTCCCAAGACTTACGAACAACTCTCATCCATTCAAAAGCTTCATCAATCCACTTTCGGTAATGATCATTTACCTCAACTGGAATTACAAGAAGTTCATGGTTGTTTTTATTTTCATAAATAAGAACACCCTTTGCCTTCTTAAGAATCTTCATGTAAATAAGTATCTGTACAACGTGACCCATCTTAGGCTTACCCGTACGTTTACGATACTCAAACACTTCGTTATTGGTTGTCTTTACTTCAACAACAACCTCTTCACCCTTCCAATTAATAAAGTTATCTACATAACCAAAAATTGGAGGATCATCATTAAAAATCTTAAACTCTGAATCAATTGAAATACCAGAGTTCTTAAACGCTGTCTCAATTCTTCCATGAGCAAGAGTTCCATTAGTCATATTTGCTACTGCGTATGGGTCAGAGTTATCCTCAAATACCGCTCCCTCAAATGCAAGGTACCAATAACGTGGACATTCTCCATGCCCATATGCAATAGTAGATGGACCAAAAGTTTTCTTTTGTGTATGCTTAGGTTCACGCCCAACAAGATATCCTGCCTCAATAGCCTTCACAAGCTCTTGTGCATCTATCTGTGCTGGAGTATCAACCTCTTTAATCATTATCTGCTTTAGTAAGTTTTTTGTCATAACTATTCCTTTGTCTATATAAGTATACCAGGTTAGCGCATAATGTATTTGAGTGCTGATACCAAGTTATTGATTGATTCTGCTGCCGTATAATAAATATTCTTCTTTGCCCTGTCATTTTTGTCAACATTGGCCATCCAAGTTGCCTTGAAAGCCATTTTTGCTGCGATTGCCTGAAGTCTAACAATCTCTATAGTTGCCACATTAAGAGGAATGTCAGGCTTGATAATGATCTTAGCAATAAATGTTAAGGCTGTCGTCAACTCCTCATCTTTCATATAGTCTGCTATTTCAGATAATCCATCTACCATCTCTATCGTTGTTTGTTCACTCATTTTCTTCTCCTATTAATTGCTCCATTATTTCAAACTCAGTTATCATTAATCTTACTTTTGTATTTCCTTCTCCAAGTACAACCAAGATAGCAGGATCGTTACCATTCCTAATAGCATCCGTAACAGCCTTAGCCCATACATCTTTATTTAAAGTAAAAGACTTAGAGCATTCCTTAAAGTCAACCGTAAAGTTTTTCCAGGTTGCATCTCCCTTATGGGTATTACGACCTGAGTTTTTGTGCTGCTTAGCACCAATCCTTTTACTTTCCGTTCTTTCGCTCAAAGTCTTTCCTTGTCATAATAATTGGTACCCTTGACAGGTGTTTGTTAGAACACATCCAAGTCAAGTCTGCACTTTCTTTCCATAGTCTTAAAGATTTAACTTCTTCTGCACAAGTCTTACATGGAAACTTTCCAGGAAATACTTTAAATTTTTCAGACATCTAGGATCTTATTCTTGATTGTATCTTGTAGGTTTAAATCTTCTCTTACCCTATTGACAAAGCCATCACGACCTTGTACCTTTGTACCGTCTGGCAATACATACCAAGCACCTGTGCGCTCAACAATTCCCATCATTTCAGCCGTATCAACAAGATCACCAATGCTATCAATACCAACATTATCTCCCCTGAAATAAAAGTCATACTCGCCAGACTGAAAGCCAGGAGAGGTCTTAGAAAATTGGAGTTCCCAACGAATCTTGCGACCAATCTTTTCTTCAATAAGTTTATCTCCAACATGAATCTTTCCTTTAATTGCTTGATTGTCGGATTCCGATGAAAATAATTTAATAACGGTAGAAGAATAGAACTTAGTAGCTTGACCACCAGTAGGCTGCTGGCTAGTATACATAGCGCTAATATTATTGCGAGACTGACTAATAAGGACAAGCATAGTAGGCTTAACCTTATTGTTAGCATAGTTAAGCATTTTCCAAGCGTTACTAAAGTCTCTAGACTCTGCACCGATTTGTTTCGTATTCTCAAGTTGTTTAAGTTCATCTGAATCCTTTTCAAAATATATTGCTGGCAATAACGATGTAATTGAGTCAATAACAATAATATCAACTCCTGCATTCATAAGATTAGTTCCAACATCAACCATCTCATTAATTGTACGGCATTGAGAAACAATAAGCTTTGATGAATCTACACCAAGACCTTCTGCCCACTTTTTATCATATGACATTTCTGCATCAATCCATGCACAGATCTTTCCTTCCTTCTGTGCTAGACCTATCATCTGAAGGCATAGAGAAGACTTTGCAGACGATTTTGAACCCCA